CGTGTGCTTTGTACGAATACGATGAAAAGTCAGACTCCTTCAAGCCAAGCTTGTTTAAATCCATCGAGCCTACTTCAAGCCAACCATGTCCGGCGTCGGTGTGGAACGTGAAAGTGTTTTTCATAATACAAACGCCAATGCGCCGTTCAAATATTGGGTTAACTCCTTGCCAGACATGCGCGGCGTTGCTTGATGTGATCCTTGATAATTGACCAAGCAATATCCGCCATAACAAGCGGCGTGATCCAATTCCATGTGCGCGGCGTCATGCAATCTACTATTTAACTTATCAATCTGCGCTTGCAACGTTGACGACGTGATTCGGTTAGACATTTCGGTATTTCCTTATTGGTTGTTGACAGTTATCATTATACATGGGATAACATATGGGTCAACAACTTAATTAGGGATATTGAAATGAGTAAAACTTATAACGTATCATGGAAAAGCGGGCGTAAAGTAGGCGCTACTGGGATATTCTATCCGGGCGGTGTGACCGTTGCAGCGGAAACACCAGAAGAAGCGATTTTAAAAGCGTATGAAACCCACGACCATCTAATGTTTGTTACCGTTCTTGCGGCGGCGGATTGACAATAGAGCGAGTCCCGATCTAAATTGAAGGACTCGCTCTGATCTGATTGGGCTGGCCTCCCTGGCCTTTGATCGATATTGAACGGGGCCCCGACCATCTCCCACCCCATGGTCGGGGTTTTTTTTGTTTGGGCCCCGACCCGACCCGACCGCCCAGTTTTTACCCCGACCCGACCCGATTATTTGTTGACTATGTCCCAAAAATATGGGATAGTGTTTAGGTCAACAACCAACATTGGAGAAAGAGCAATGTCAAAATTCAAGAGGTTCTTTTCGACTGATAGCGCGAAGGCTATCAAAGCCGACAAATTCGGATACCTTAACGGTATAAACTACATGGCGCCGCACACTACAGGCGGTATTGGTAATTTGTGCCCACATTCAAGCCAAGGTTGCCGCGATTTGTGCCTTGGCATGTACAGCGGTCAAGCCGCAATGGTTGCGGATTTGGAACACGGAACCAACAATGTGCGCGAAAGCCGCAAGGCCAAGGCGCAATGGTTCATGTCTGATCGCAAGGCGTTCATGGCAGAAATGTCGGAACACGTGGGCGCGCTAATCCGCAAAGCCGAACGCGAAAATAAAAAGCTGGCGGTTCGTCCCAATGGATCAACAGATATCCCGTTCGAACGTGTCAAAACGGACAATGGACAAACATTGCCGGAACGTTTTCCGGAAACACAGTTTGTCGATTATACCAAAAACGCACGGCGGATTCTGGACAAGCGCAAGCCAGACAACTATCACCTGACCTTTAGCCTGTCGGAAACCAACAAGGCGCAAGCCGAACAAGTGTTAGCGGCTGGGCACAATGTCGCGGTCGTGTTTGGCCATGGCCAGCCCAAAACGTTCATGGGTTACCCCGTCATTGACGGTACCGAACACGACTTGCGCCACCTAGACCCGTCACCCGTGATTGTTGGGCTTGATCCAAAAGGTTCCAAGGCCAAAGCCGACACAAGCGGCTTTGTGGTTCGTGAATACGGCGCCGGTTGTTGACACATAAAGGCGCCGCCGCTACTGGGTGCACCCAGTAGCCGAGCCCCGATCAGGTTTCCCTTTCCTGGTCGGGGCTTTTTTATGCGGAGTTATTGGACGGGGGTTTACTTCCGACCCCCCCCCTCCCCACGGACGCCGGCGGAGGTATCGAGGGGGGTTTAACCTCTGGCCCCGACCCCGACCCGACCCCGAACGATGTCAAGCATGTCGTCAAAGAACCCCGACCCGACCGAACCCGACCAAAGGCACGGGACCATGGTCCCCGACCCGACCGAACCCGACTTCAAACCGTGTTCAGCCAGCCCCCGACCACTGTTTCCGTCAAATAGATATAGGTTAGCGGACAAGAGGTGGCTAACCAGGAAGAAACTTACGCCCCCCGACTGACAATATGAGAAATTCCAAGCCACTTGGTGCGCTGACACATTTACTCGGTGTGTTTTCGTAACTTTGAGTTCTATCCAAAAAGGTAGGGATTCCGCGCATACATGAACATCCGGTATACCCCCGCCATACCTGTTTTCAATCCTTGTGGTGTTCCAACTTTTTGGCATTCTTGCCCTTAGATTGTTCCACATTAGCGTTTCCGGTTTTTGTGTCATCGAGGACCTCATACTTCGCTTCAATAAATACGCTGGGGTTCGATTTACGGAGTTCTGATAACCGGTCTTCTATCTCTTCGCGGTTCATGTTTTCGATGGCGTGAAAGTGATTTGTTTCGCGCCTATCCGTTGTAAGACCACCCAGCGCCGACCTTGTTTTCTCCGCATTGATGGCCGCCGAGAACTGGCCCGCATCTTCCGCCCCTTCGGAAAGGTTCCTCAACCGTTTCAATTGCCCAAGCAACGTCACCCCATACTTTCGCTCGCGTTCCTCCCGCATTTCCAAAACGTATTCCGCGACATGTGGAAAGAAGTTAGGATTTAACAGCTTATGCGCTTGAACCTTCGCGATACCGTTTGTGTCTGAGTATCCAGCAAGGCGGGCGCATTCAGCATTCGAGTGTGTTCCATCGACATAGTGCCGCGCAAAGACCTTCTGCCTGTTGGTCAGTTTACGGCCATGGGCCTCCTCGATTTCTTCAGCTTTAACATCAATTCGTCGTTTCATGGAGTTCCTCCTATATACTAGCTTTTTCAAAACTAAATCTGTTTTTTACAGTGGCAAAACGTCTCTTTGGCTAGAAAAGTGTACCATAGAGGTACCAAGTGTACCAAGTGTACCAGAAGTGTACCAAGTGTTATTGTTATTAATCAGTACGTTATACGTCAAATTTCGTGTTTGGTACACTGGTACACTTTTTTACACCCATAATTTTTTTTTCAAAAACTATTTTTGAATTTAGCCCCTATACTGTGCCAGCGTCATTTGGCATTTGACAGTGGTCCATGCATCATGCTAACCTCTTTTTGTAAATCTAGAAAGGAGAGTACCATGAGAAACCAAGTTATATCATTATACGACTACACGGGCGAGGCTTTACGTCCGTGGGCAGAGGCCGGGTATGAGTGCTATGCGTATGACATCCAGCACAAAGCGGGGTGGTTTTGGATATCGGGCAAACGTAAGCCCATCACTTTTGCAAAGTCCGACCTTTACGATCTGGACACGCTACGCCGCCTTATATCGCGCCACGAGGGCCAAGTCGCCTTTATGAGTGCATTTCCCCCTTGTACCGACCTTGCCTCTTCTGGAGCGCGCTGGTGGGCTTCCAAGGCCAAATCCAATCCCAACTTTCAAACCGAAGCTGCGAACCACGCTTTATTGGCGGGTTGGGTTGGCGAGACATTGGGTTGCCCTTATTACGTTGAGAACCCAATCGGCGCTTTGTCGCGCTTGTGGCACAAGCCTGATCATAAATTTGATCCATGCGACTTCGGCGGTTATTTGCCCGAAGACGATGTGCATCCGAAGTGGCCTGAAGTAATTCCAGCGCGTGACGCTTATCGCAAGCGCACTTGTCTTTGGACAGGCGGCGGCTTTACGATGCCAACGCCCCGGAAGGTATCTCATTTGACGGTTGCGTATGACCGTGCCGACCCAACCAAGAGCGGGAAATTTTCACCTGTCGCGGGCAAGACGGGTGGCAAGTCTCTTCGCACCAAGAACATCCGCAGCGCAACCCCGCGAGGTTTTGCGGAAGCGGTATTTCAATCCAACACCAACAGGGAGATTTCATTATGTATGTAGGAGTAATTCTGATGGGTACGTCTAAGAGTTCAGAGACCGTCCCAGCGAACACATACGGTGCCTACCTCAAGATTGAGGAGCGCATTTTGGATTACACGGACACCAGCCCCAGCGGTAAGACGATTTACCACTACAAGCTGGCGTGCCTGACTTTTGAAAAACCGACTATGTCTTCTGTGCAATCCGGAGATTGCATAATGGTGGGTGAGACCGAACTAGAGAACGCCATCATGTACGGGTACTACAAGTTCACACAATTCAACGAGCACTTCCAGAAAAAGCTTCGCGAGTTGTCGTTATGATCTGTCCGGTTTGCCGGAGAATTTGGAACAGCGTGAAACGCAAAGAGAACTGGGAGAGTAGGATGGGCTGGGAGTACTACGCATTAATCTTCATTGGTTCGCTGATATCGGGCCTTTGGCAGTGGCTCTAGCGACCTTGGACTTATTCTCTGGGATTGGTGGCTTCGCACGAGGGTTCGAGGCCACCGGTTCCATTGAGACCACTTGTTTTGTGGAGCAAGATCCGTACTGCCAAGCGGTTCTGCGCCACCATTGGCCTGACGTGCCAATTCTAGGAGATATAAGAGATGTCAGAGGATGCGACCTCCCGATCCAACCCGACGTTATTTGCGGAGGATTCCCTTGTCAGCCATTCTCCCAAGCTGGAAAACAGCTTGCCCAAGACGACCCCCGTCACCTCTGGCCAGAAATGTTTAGACTTATCCGGGAATGCCGGCCCGCTTGGGTTTGTGGAGAAAACGTTGCTGGGCTCATCAAACTGGGCTTGGACGAAGTACTCACTGACTTGGAAGGCGAAGGCTACGCCACAAGGACGTTTAATTTACCAGCTTGCGCGGTTGGCGCCCCGCACATCCGACAGCGGCTCTGGATTATTGCACACGCCGACAGCCAAGGCGAACCAGACAAGCCCTTCGACGGAGCCGGGCAACTGGGTTTCGGGTTTGTGGCAGACACCAAACGTGGAAGACGCGGGCAGAACAGGGAGCAAAGAGGCTTGGATAAAGTATCAAGATC